TACTTGTGAATAAACACCTACCCTCCTGAGCACGAGATGAAACTGCTCACCTTTTATCATGTCAGAAAAATATCTTGACCAAGAATTTATCCTACGCAGCGATGGTAAATTCTACAAACGCACTACAGTAGTATCTCCTGTGCACAATGCAGACCAGATACTATCAGCTGTCAAGGACAATGGCGTTCCCGTCATCTTTCCTTTTATACAGACTATAAGTATACCAGAGCTAAATAAAAGCTTTCCAACTTACAACATGGTATACAGCCACCAACCGCACATTGTAACTACGTTTGTTAAACTAAACGAGTTCCCGTTTCCAGACTCTTGGTTGTGGAAACAAGCAGGACAGCCACATTACTCTCTGGGCATTGGCAATACAGGTGATCGTGAGATACCAGAAACACGATCTATTATTTGGCGACCAACCTTAGATGGACTAGAACTGTTCATTGCTATCACACTAGATACGCATAGCTGCCAGTTTGGTAGTCCAATCCTATTTGTTCTAGACGAAACTAAAACACCGTATGTTCCAAACATTGCTAATGTATTTGATGATGGTCGTATTTGCACTGGTCAGGATTGGCGACAAGACTTCAGTCGAGGCTTTGAACTAGATACACTTACTGGAAACATATACAATCTGTATCGTTCACCATGCAACAACGATCTCAGAAGCAGTGAGCGTGAACGTGAGTATATGCGATTCACTGAACGCGGTGATACTCTATGCAGTCTTTCAGAACCAGGGCTAATCACTGACAATGATTACAGGTTCTACATGAAGCACACAAACTCAAAGGTCATTGACTTCGTTCAACATGTCCAGTTCTAACATATTCAAATCAATCAGCACTGCTTCTGTAACTGCAGAAAACTGTCACAGTTGGCTGCAAGACGCTGGTGCTCGCGGTGTAAACCGCAGATACTACGCTGGGATGAATCAGAATATACAGGAGCAAGCTCAAAGAGAGCTTGATACATATCCTGTAGATAACCCACTCAATGCAGAAGATACGCGTATTCTGTTCAAGATACTACGCAAAGAGTATCGAGATTGTGGTCGTAAGCGTGGTGCAATCCTACGTTACATCAAAGCTTATCGTGAACTTAAGCCAGATCCAATTGGTCAACGGCTTTACAACCAACTAAACAATCATGAAACCTAAACTAAATGCAGTAATCATCGGTGCGGGCGGTGTCACAAGCTACATGTTACCAGCTTTGCGTAACAGCTTTGACCTTCACGCAACCATTGTTGACGGAGATGTTCTTGAAAAGAAAAATCTAGACCGTCAACTCTTCCGTAACAACATGGTAGGGCAACACAAGTGTGTAGCTCTTATGAAGCAATACAACTTCAGAAAGACTGAAGGTCAGGCGATCAGGTCATACTTTGATCTAGGTATGCTAGACACAGAATACAAGTATTGGTTTTCACAAGCAGACGTTATCATCTGTGCGGTTGACAACCATCCTGCTCGCAAAGCAGCTATTGATGCAGCTAAAATGCTCAACATACCAATCGTTGTATGTGCTAACGAGTATCACACAAGCCAAGCGTTCTACTATGATCCACATCTTGCAAATGAATTTGAACTATCAATGTTCGATCCCATTGCTAGATTCCCAGAAATTGCAACTGATGAATCAGGCAGCCCTATGAGCTGCCAAGGACTTGCACTTGAATCAGAACCACAGCTTGCAATTGCTAATCAAGTTGCTGCATCCTTTGGCAACTATTTGATTTGGTCTTGGTTTGGTATGCAACGACCAGCCGACGACATGGTCAAATACATGCCCGTAGAGTTCCAATCAACATTCTCTAGAATGCAAACCACAACCATTGAAGATGTCCAAAAACTCAGCAAAAAAGCCAGCTAGCGTTTATCACGACGGTGCTGTATACGAGCCTGTTGTAACTCCTTTGTTTACAACGTTTCGTAAAGTAACCGAACTCAACGAAGCTAAAAGTCTTACGCCTATATGGAATGGTAAAAAGATACCACTTCACATGTGGAAAGAGGTCCTTGCTTTCATGAAGCAAAGCTATGACGAACTCAAGTCAGAAACTTTGGTGTATCTCTTCTACGACGAAGCTGCACCGCAGCCCTGGCTATACTGGGTTCCACCACAAGAAACTGCTGGTATGACTGTCAAGTCGTCTCCTGACCACCCTGACTACATCAAGCAGCGTGCTGCATACCCAGACACTATGTTTGGCACAGTGCATCATCACTGTTCTAGCTCAGCGTTCCAATCTGGCACAGACGAAGCAGACGAAGTAAACCGCGAGGGTCTACACTTCACCGTTGGTAAACTTAACGACGACGAAAAAGTTGACGTTCACTTTCGTATTACTTTGGGTGGTGCACATGCCGAGCTTGACGCTCATACTTACATTCAAATGGATGAGTCGCCATTCAAGAAAACATGTCGTGTTCCTCAAAAGATACAAGACCAAGCTCGTAACGAGCTGCACAAAATGGACATATGCACTTTGCCTGACGTAAAACAATACAACTTTGCAGCTGAAATGCAGAATGTCAGTAAGAGAACTTACTCAGTTACAACACCATCATACGTTGGTAATCAAAGAACGTTGGGTTGGGACTACGGTGACTATCACACTCCATCATACTCTACCAAAAAAAACGCAATCGAAGACGCAAATCTACTAGATGACACACAGACTCTAGCTGAATGCTTTGTCGAAGCCGTGCTTACAGACTGGCAATATGAAGAAGTGTTACAAGCATACTATCAATACAACCAACAATATGCTAAAGTTTCACAACTTATGCACTCAGACATAGAAGAGGAGGATGTAAGAGTTGATCTTATATGTATGTTCGATGATGAAGACTTTCACAAAACTACAGAATACAAAGAAGTTGATGAAGCAGTTAAAATGTTTCTTCAAGAACAAAGTAACTTGGGTATTGCATTTACAAAGAAAGAACTCATTAATGGACTCCAAACCATTTCGTATGAAAAAGGAACAGGAGTTCAACACATGGATAAGGAGAATGTTTTATGAACAATCTAATCATAAAGTGTGCGCTCAGCGTATCGAAACTACTACGGGGAATGGAGTTCCTGATATCATGGTCATCTTACCATTCGGAATCTATCTTATTGAGAGCAAGTTTGAGACTACAAAAATACGCCCTGAGCAAGCAGCGTTCCATATTAGAACGAACACGATTGCGCAAGATGATGTCCCGCGTTGTATCGCACTCTCAGCATACCCAAAAACTAAGAGACTAGTGGTTACTACTTACAACACCAACTCTATCACCGAAGATGGTGTTGTTCCTGCTACCGAAGTAACTTATAGTCTTGACGCAGCGGGATTCAAACAATTTTACTCAACACTTTCCGACAGTCCGACTGAGGACAAGGTCCGAAAACTAAGTGACTCTGCACGACTTAGAGAAGCGACTTGTGCAGACTAGGCGAAGGCAAGCGTCCCGCCCGATATGACCGAGGTCCGACCCAAGCATCTATCCTAGATAACTAGCCTACCACCTTTTTTCTAGGGTGGTAGGATAGCCAATTTACTACTATACTACTATGAATGATAATGATAACTTAAGAGAACTACTAAACATGGTTCATGATAAGTCTGAAGAAATACTAAAAAAAGATCCAAAAAATAAATACAACAACGCCGTTGAATGGGCTAGACGTAAAGGTCTTATTAGTAAATTAACTCCAGAAGAAATACAAGATCGCATAGATAACAAAGTCTGGCGTAAGGTAAACAGAGCTATTGCAGAAAACGAAGCCAAGAAAAAAAATGCACATACAAATAATAACACTGATTCTAGCTCTGATACAGGTTGAAAGTAATGGTAATCTAAATGCAATAGGAGATTGTGGTAAAGCTTATGGCTGTTTACAGATACACAGAGATTATGTGATTGATGTAAATGTAGCTACAGATAGCTCTTATACTCATGAAGATGCTTTTGATAAAGAAAAGTCTATCGAAATGTTTCTTATATACATGTCTATATATGCTACTGAAGAACGACTAGGCAGAAAACCTACTGCTCAGGATATGGCACGTATACATCATGGAGGACCCAATGGTTGGAAAAAACCACACACTCTTAAATATTGGAAAAAAGTAGAAGCCATTATAAATGCAGATACCATTATTTGAACTCAAATCACTGTGGCGACCACCTACAATGTTTCCACAGCTTAGTAACACAGTAGCAATTGACCTTGAAACTTGTGACCCATACTTAAAACAAAAAGGAGCAGGGTATAGAACTAACTCTGGATATGTTGTCGGTGTTGCACTAGCCGATAAGAATACACAGGTATACTTGCCATTTAATCACTTAGGCGGTGATAACTTAGACAAGTCAATGGTCTTAGCTTACGTAGCTGACGTAGTTAAGAATAGTAAAGAGTTGTTGTTTGCTAATGCAACCTATGACCTTGGTTGGCTGCATACACTAGACATCAAACCAACATGTCCTGTTAGAGATGTTCAAGTAGCAGAAGCATTACTAGACGAAGAAAAATTTACATACTCACTTAACTCACTATCTAAACAATACTTAGGCGTTGAAAAAGAAGAAGCTCATCTAAACAAAGCAGCAATGAGCTATGACATTGATCCTAAGGGAGAGATGTGGAAGCTGCCAGCTCGTCACGTAGGTAAGTATGCTGAAGCAGATGCTAGATATACTTGGGATGTTTACAAACAACAAATACCAGAACTGCAAAGACAAGATCTTTGGGAAGTGTGGGAGTTAGAATGTGCTTTGATACCAGTGCTAATGCACATGACAATCAAAGGTGTGCCTGTAGATCTAGATAAAGCCGAGCAACTAAACACTCAGTTGCTTACCGAAGAAAAAGAACTCAGCAAAACTTTGAACGGGCTAGATATATGGTCAGCCAATCAAGTAGGCAGATACTTAGAACAAAGAAACGTTGTAGTTCCAAGAACAGAAAAAAACAATTACTCAGTATCTAAAACATTTTTAGAATTTAGCACAGATAGCCACGCTCAGATAATTCATAAACTGCGAGGCATCAATCGTCTACGTAAAGTATTTATCGAAGATGGTATACTCAAAGGTCACCATAAAGGACGAATCCATGCAGAGTATCGACAAACAGCTTCTGACGAAGGAGGCACTAGATCTGGTCGTCTTTCATCACGCAACCCTAACCTGCAACAAGTTCCCAAACGCAGTGGTATTGGAAAAGCCATACGACAACTATACGTTGCAGAAGAAGGTAAGTTGTGGTGTAAAGCAGACTACAGCTCACAAGAACCTAGACTACAGGTGCACTACGCACTGCTAGGACAGTTTGGCAAAGCACTTCCTAAAGCAGAAGAAGCCAAAGAAGCTTTTAAAGCAGGAGAGAAGTTGTATACGTTCTTTGAGAAAGCAACTGGTCTACCATATGACACCTGTAAGATGTTATGTTTAGGTATTAGTTATGGTATGGGCAACAAAAAGATGGCTCAAACTCTTGGCATATCTGAACAAATGTGCAAAACAACAATGGAGAAATTTAATGATGAAGCTCCGTTTCTAAAAATACTGTTTGATAATGTAATGAACAAAGCTAGCCAGCATGGGCACATTAAAACAATACTAGGTCGTCGTGCTCGCTTTGACTTTTGGACACCAAGCTTTGATGAAAAGCCACTAAAAGGTTACAACAAAGCTATTCATACTTACAAAGATTATAAGAAATCAAAGTTCTTTCGAGCATTTACAAGCAAAGCACTAAACAGACTAATTCAAGGGAGTGCTGCCGACCAAGCCAAAAAAGCAATGGTAGATGCTTTTGCTGCTGGATTTGATCTACGACTTCCAGTGCACGATGAAATTAATTGTATGGTTAATTCAAAAAAAGAAAGTTTTGACTTGAAATTAATCATGGAGAATGCTATCCCCTTAAAAGTTCCAGTTATTGCAGACATTGATTTAGGCAATACCTGGTGCTAACAACAATATGGACATACTAAAAACAGCCTTAAAATTAACCAGTGGTCAACGCCACGAAGACTATGGTGACTCTAACTTAGAATTAGAGAGAGTAGCCACTATGTGGTCAGTAATATTCGAAACTGATGTCACACCTAATCAAGTAACTTTAGCCATGATTGCGTTAAAAATTACTAGACAAATGCACGCAAATAAAAGAGATAATTGGGTGGATATTGCTGGTTACGCAAGACTTGGCGATATCGTAAACAACAACAATAAAACAAAATGACAGATGAACTATTAGAAGAATCTGATATTATACCCGTTGGTGTAGTATCAGGCGTTAACACCGAACATATACCAACCTCAGATCTAGCAGAGATTACTGAAGCAGGTAAGTCCCTTAATAATTTAGATCAAGCTATACTTGAGAAAGAAGCTGAGTTATCCAACTTAAAACAAGATCGCAAAACACTTGCAGAAGATGTAATACCTACGTTGATGGCTGAGCATAATCTTAAGCTAATACAACTAGATGATGACACTAAGATTCAAATCAACGACTTTGTTGACGCACGAATCAAAGATCCAAGTGTTGCGTTTGATTGGCTACGTGAAACTAACAACGACAGCATTATTAAAAACCAAATCACTATCGCACTAGATAGAGGTGATGATGGTATAGCTGAAGAAATCACAAACAAACTTAAAGAAGAGTTTGGTATTGATGCTGATCGTAAGATCGCTATACACCACGCAACTCTCAAATCTTTCTGCCGTGATGCACTGGATAATCCAGAGCTGGCAGAATCTCTACCTCGTGCAGCTTTCGGCATCTACGAAGGCAAGCGAGCGAAAATAACCTAAACATAGAAAGAAGAAATATAGAATCATGGCATTCGATATTACAACAGTAGCAGGACAAGGCACAGAGAACCTAGATTCAGGCAGCTCAGCTTTGCCCTTCATCCGCATCCTACAGGACTTAAGCCCTCAATTGAAACCACAAAAAGACGAATATATAGAGGGTTCTAAGTCAGGCGATTTGTTCTTTGCTAAAACGCAAAGTGTCATTGAGCAACCTGTAGAAGTTATACCA